TTATATTTTCCAATTGATAACAATGTCCTCAGCTGTCACCTTAACCTTGTTTATAAGTCTTCTAACAAGCACCTTTTGACTTTCGTAGTCCATTGAAAAGACTTTCTCAGCGTTTAGCAGTTTCCTCATATCAGCCTTTCTTTTGTTCTTTCTGAGTGCTGGATCGTTTTCTAGTTCAGTTTCAAGAGTCCCCCTCATGCTTATAAATTCGGCTGACTTGCTCTGTAATTCCTCCAGCGTGATACGGTCGTCTATGTAGAGGTCGTTAAGTCTGCTCAGTTTCTTTGATAGCTCCTCTATTTGTTTCTTATAGCTCTCACGGTCTATGGTCTCAGCATTGTCTCCTGAAAATATTTTGTCCAGGTAATCAGCGTCATCTTGTAGTTTGCTTATTTCTTTTAGCACAGAGGCCTCTAGCTTGTCTTTGTAGTAAAATCCTGAGTCACACTTTTTATTGTCGTTGTAGGTAGTAACGCCTCTCAGCGTTCGTGGGTGCCTTTGGTGGCATTCATATTTTTTTAACCTGCTCCCATCTTTCCTCTTTACGCCTAACATAATTTTTAAAGGAGCGCCACAATATCCACATTGGGCGATACCGGATAAAATGTACTTAGCTTGGAATGGTCTAGGATTGACATTCTCTGCTGCTGTTCTTTGTCTTATTTTTAGCTCAGATTGAGTCTTATCGTATTCCTCTTTTGAAATAATCGGCTCATGATTACCTGGATAAATTTCTCCCTTATACTGATTGAAACCACAATAGACAGGGTTATCGAGTATGGTTCTGACCGCCCGATAGCTCCAAGGCACATGCTTTGGGTATTTCTCATTTAGATCATCTCTCAACTTAGTAATAGATCTCCCTCTCAGGTAACTCTCAAAGATAAACTTAATGGCCAGAGCCTGAGCTGGATTGATAGTGATAGTTCCTGTCTCTCTGTGGTAGTCGTATCCATAGGATGTTTTAGCCCACATCATGGATTTTCCAGCCTTGGCACGTCCTATTTTCCCAAGTTGCATGCGTTCCTTGATTTGCTCCCTTTCTAGCTGAGCAAAGACGCTCAAGAGTCCAATCATAGCCTTACCAAAAGGAGTAGAGGTGTCAAAGTTCTCCTGCAAGCTCAGAAATTCAATCCCATTCTTGATGAATACATCCTCAATCAAGTGAAGCGTGTCTTTTTGACTACGGCTAAGACGGTCCAGCTTATAGACTAGAACTGTGTCAAATTTTCTTTTTTTAGCGTCTTTGATAAGACTTTCTAGCGCTGGTCTGTCAGTATTGGATCCTGAGAAACCTCCATCAGTATATACTTTGTATACATTCCAGTCTTTAATGTCGCAGTAGCTAGAGAGCTTGTCTTTTTGCTCATCTATAGAGTATCCCTCCTCAACCTGGTTTGTCGTCGATACCCTGACATATATAGCTACTTTATTTGTTGTTATCATAGTAGTACCTCTTTCAAAATTTCCTAAAAAATGATAAAATGGGTACAAGAAAAGACATCATGAGAGGTTATCTCCATGAAAATCTTTTCCTGTCACATGCCTCACGCTCAGAGTCGCCAAACTTTGAGAGCGTGGGGCTTTTTTGAGTTGTTTCCAAAATGGAAACAGTTGCTAGATAAAAAGAAAAGTAGCCGTATCAAATACGGCTACCATCACGTTATGGATCTAAAATCCAAACCTAAACTTTATGGAGCTAAACTCCTGATAGCTGTATTGTAATATAATTATTTAAAAACGTCAATTTTTTATTTAATATAAATCTAGTCCAAGAACTTCTTTTATCTTGTCTAGTAGTTTTTTATGGTCGTTTGTATCTAGCTTGTAAGCTGGTCTATAAACTTTATCATATAACTCTTTTCCTGCTGCATCTAGCATTACTTGTCCATCACTATCAGTCTTTTTCTTTGTTTTATAGACGATTTTCCGTTTGTCTATTTCTTGGATTTTTCGGACATAAGCATAGGCTTTGGGCTTGGACGGAGTGTTTTGATATTTACTATTTTCAATCGTGATACCACCACGATATTTCTTTCCTGATTTTTTACCAGTTAAAGGTGCTACTAGGAGCGTTCCATCAACTTTGTCAGGAGTTGTTAAGATGATAGCGTAGTGTTTTCCGTAAAATTCATTCCCACCTTTTTGTGGGAAGTTGATTAGATAAACTTCGCCTTGTTGAAATTTCATATTATTGCTCCGGATAATAAAATAAGGTGTACCTCTTAGAAGTACACCAGACCGTTTTGTCCTTGACGAACAAGGCTTTATAAATAAATATCGTATCCTTGACGAACAAGGCTTTTGACATTATTAGTGTACTTCTTTTTTTAGTTTTTGTCAAGTAGTTGTTTCCATTTTGGAAACAGTTGGTTTTATTCTTTCGATAAGTGTTGTTGAAGAATTAAGGCCACGTTGGCTTTCTCTTCCTCTGTCATAGGAGGTTCGTTTGGATCGTCTACCGAAAACTCGATAGCATGCCATTTATCATTTACTCTAATCCACTCTCTTCGTCTGTGGCATTTGCAATCTAGGTTGTGTTTAATCACTTCCATCGGTCTACTTTCGTTACTCATGTTATTTCTCCCTATACACACTGACAACTTCCCCAATAGTTCGGATGTCGTCATTCTCTGTCAGGTGGATTTCTTCATAGCTATTGTTGAGGCTTTGCAAGTACCAACCGCCGTTATAATCACGTTTCAGCTTTTTAACAAAGTTTTTACCATTGATTTGGAAAATGCCGATGTCGTTGATATCTACCTGATTCGTGACTTTGATAAAGAGCAGGTCGTTATCTTCAATCATTGGTTCCATGGAGTCACCAGCCACCTTAGCGATAGTGTTGTAGTCTTCAGGGACATCTTCGGCACGCAGTCTTACTTCCATGTGGAGGTTGTCTTCCTGAAACGTTCCATGTCCTGCTGCAACCAAGCCTTCTACGTAATCAGTAATGTAGTCATCGCCATCTTGAGACTTGTCAAAGATAGAGCTAGCTTTGGAATTTTTTTGTTCTTCCAGTTGTTTTTTAGCAAAGTCAAGGACTTTCTCCTGCCTTGGTTCTTCTAGTTTGTTGTAGATCGGCAAGATTTCAGGCTGTTCATTTGATATTGAGTTACGCTCACTATCTGGTATACGTTTTTTCTCAACATCATAGCCCATAAGCCAAGGTTCGCTTACTTCAAGTGTTTTAGAAAGCAGGTAAATTCTGTGTTGATCAGGAGACTGTACACCATTAACATACTGAGAAAGGGTACTTTTCCCCATTTTTATTCCTAATTCTTTTTGATAAGGTAATGATTTTTCAAGTATTTCAACTTGTTTTAAATTTCTTTCAGACATGAGCTGTTTTAGTCGCTCAGATGGGTTGCTGCTCCTCATGAAACCTCCTCCTTTTTCCTGTTTATAAGCCTATTATAAACCATCTTGAACAAAAATTCAAGAGAAAGTTCATAAAAAATGAATTTTTTACTTGACTAGGTTCATTCAACGTGATAAAATATGTTTTGTAAAATAGTTCATGAAAAATGAACAAGAAAGGAGTAAGCTAATGAGTAACGATTATTCAAAACTTGCAGGAAAGATTGTTGAAAAGTATGGCACTCAATACAACTTTGCTCAAGCAATGGGGCTCTCAGAGCGCTCAATCTCTTTAAAGATGAATAATAGAGTTCCTTGGAAAGATTTTGAGATGGCAAAAGCCTCAGAGTTGTTAGATATTGATGTAAATCAATTACATGAATATTTTTTTACACCTAAAGTTCATGTTCGTGAACAAATAGCATAGAAAGGAGCTCACATGAATGAACTCATCAACGTAACCCTGAATGAGAATCAGGAGCCAGTAGTATCAGCTAGGCAGTTACATCAGACACTAGAGGTCAAGAAAAGGTTTAGCGCTTGGTTTGAAGCAAACTCTAAATTATTTATAGAGAATGAAGATTTTACAAGTGTCCAAACGGGTACGGTTGTAAATAACGGAGCTATCAAACCTCTACAAGATTATGCTCTAACTTTGGATATGGCTAAGCAGTTGGCGATGATGTCTAGGACGATTAAAGGAGCAGAGATCCGACAATACTTTATACAAGTAGAAAAAGACTTCAACAGTCCTGAGAAGATTATGGCAAGAGCATTGCTCATGGCTGATCAGAAAGTCCACAAGCTGGAGGCTCAGATTGAGGCTGACCGTCCTAAAGTGCTATTTGCCGACGCAGTCAGTGCTAGTAAGTCATCTTGTCTGATTGGTGAACTAGCTAAAATTTTGAAACAGAATGGGATTGACATTGGTCAAAACAAACTTTTTCAATGGCTACGCTCTAACGGCTACCTAATTAGTCGTCGTGGAGAGTCTTGGAACCAACCAACACAAAAAAGCATGCAGTTAGGTCTGTTTGAATTAAAAAAGACAAACATCAATCATGCTGACGGTCATACAACTGTCAGTACAACTACTAAGGTCACTGGTAAGGGCCAACAGTACTTTATCAACAAGTTTCTCAATCAGGAATACTTGACAGGATAAAAACAAAAAGCCCCTCTGGAACGGCAATTCCATTGAGGGACTAAGCAAAATACTTTACGAGGTAATTATATCATGAAAACAGTAAAAAAGGAATGGGAGCCACGGATTGTAAACATCATGGCAGATGGCTCTCAAGTTGACGATCTGACAGGATATGTCATCCCTGCTGGTCATTCGTACTATGACATCATTTTAGGAATGCACAAGCGAGAGTTACAGAAAGGGGCTTAAATATGAGGTATGCAGTATATAATCAGGAATACCAACGAGAACTACACTCAGATGAACAACCACTCAGCTCAAAACTCAGAATTGAGCTTGCAAGCTAAAGGGTTGCTATTGGTACTGATGTCTAATAAGGATACATGGCGCCCTTACATTGATGAGCTTTCAAAACGCTCTAGGAATGGGCGTGACGCTCACAGGGCAGCTTTTGACGAGCTGAAAGAGGCTGGCTATATCCGTATCTATCGCAAGAGCTTTGGTCGTGGCAAAGGTATCCAGAATTTTCCTTTAGTTCAAGATGTACCAATTTCAGATAGTTATTGGGAGTATTGGGTAAGCAATCTTGAAAAAGAGTTATCCACAGAATAGTAGAAGGGTTCATTTACAACTTACTGACTTTACAAAGTTGAAAAGTTCAAAAGTTGAATTTTACAAAGTTGAAAAGTTCAAAAGTTGAAAAATCCGACACTAATAATAACTAATAAATAACAAGTACTAACTATACAATAATCTAAGCCTAACGGCACTAACTTAGTAATAAATACTAACTTAGAACAAACTTCTACTTCTCTAAATAAATAAAAGAGAGGGTAGAAAAAATAAATACAAAGGAGGTGAGGAAATGAGACCAAGACGATATCCGTATAGTGGGAAAAGAAAAAAGCCTATCGGACAATCGATAGACTTAGTAGCGAGACTTTTTAGACTTGAATCGCAAGTCATTAGTTTAGCTAATCATGAAATGTTTAAAATGCCATCTTCACGTTCTTCAACTGTATAACCAGCACTTATGCATTCTGCAATAATTTCGTCTTTAGGGATAGCATAAAGTGCAGGGTCTACGCAACAAACTTTGAACGATGGATCACTTAGAATATCCTGGATAAAACGATCTAAATCATCCCAGTTGTAGTTAGGATAATTCTTTTGAGGTCTAGGTTGTAAACGAGACATATAGTTTTCCTCCTTTCTATTGGAATTTTGACTAAAACGGTGAGAGGTCCTAGTCAAGAGTATTATAGCAATTTAGGAGGATATTACATCAGTCTTGAGGCTGATATAGGAGGTTGAATGGAAGATAAAATTATCGAACTTGCTGACTACTTCATCAGCGAATCTACAACGTACAGAGAAGCTAAAATAGCGTGTGAGAAGCTATTGAAACAAGTCAGCCATGAGATAGAACTCAGGGCAATGGAAAGTAAGACAGTCTAGAAGACAACAAAAAGCACCTGACGGCAATCAGGCGCATACTAAAAAACTTTACAAGAGGATTATAACATGAATATGAACTTAAATACAAATGAAATTTTAACAACTACTGAATATGATATGTTTCGCAAAATTAGTAATAGAAAAATAACTGAAAATCCTAAATTGGAAGAGGAGCTACTTTCTGAGGGACAACGTCAGCCGATTTTGGTAAATGAAAAAATGGAAGTTATCGACGGGCAACATCGTCTTTATTACTTGAGAAAACATAGAAAACCAGTGCGCTACATAATTGATCCGACCGCTAATTTCAAGACAGTAATTTCGATGAATACATCAGCTGTCAACTGGGCATTACAAGATTATGTGTATTCGTTCGCTTTAGAGGGAGATCCTGAATTTGTTAAATTAGCTAAATTTTTAGACGAGAACGAATTGCTTAGTGACAAGATGGTAATCGTAGCTGGTTCAGGAAGACGTGATGGTACGGCAGCACACGTAGTCAAAAAATTAAAAAAAGGCGATTATGTATTTTCAAACGAAAAACAGTTAAGAGAATTTTGTAAGTTCTACGAACGCGTTTTAAACGAAACAAAACTGCCTAACAAACCATTTTTACAATCTGTTTTATGGACTTTGTATACAACATCAGTTTTTGATGAAAACAGAATGTTGACACAATTGAAGAAATCAGATTTGACATCAGAAGATATCGAAGGATTTGCAAAGAAAAAATTGCTACTAACTTTTTTAGAGCTATACAACGGAAGATGGAGTGACGATCATCCTTCTTTAATTCAATACTTTATCAACAGAAAAGGGTCGTTAACAATTCCTAGTTTGCCTAAACAAGATGAAGATAATTAAAAAAGTAGGAAGATAAAATGAAAGTCACAGTATATGTTTACGGCCGAAAATTAGAACCAGATGAACCAATTATCATCCCAGAAAATCATCGTTTTTATGACATTTGGAACGGAATTGTAAATGAAATGCTCGACAACGAGGAGGATGTAGCTTAATGAAACTACTTACTAAATTAAAACTCAGACTCGAAGGAGTTCTTAAATCAGTCAACCTTGACTGGAGAGAGGTAGCAGTCGAACTTATGAACGACCTATTTGAGGAGCGCAAGCGTCGCTTTGCTTTCGAGCAAGAAAACTATGACTTGAAGCAACAATTGGCAATCTACAAAGAAAAAGAACAAGGAGAACAATATGTTTAAAGCACTAAAAACAATCAAAAAAATCAAACAGCTTCAGAAAGAAATGCACGACGCAAGCGTAGCATTCCTACTTATGCAAGACCTCGGTTTGGTTCCTGATAGCGAAAAAGGAAGAACCATAGCTAAATCGTTTTATGATGTAAGCCACATGCTCAAGGACGTCCTGGGCGGCAAGTCGGTAGATGAAGCCATGAAACGTCTAAATAGCGAAGTGAAAATTGAAGATGTGGAGCAGGAAGATGACTAGAATTGAACTTGAAAACCGTGTATGGCTTTTGGCTAATCATGAAGAAAAAAACGAATTGCTGGATCTTGGGCTAACATCCAAGGCTAGATATGTGAAGCGAGTTCTGGAACTAGGAAAGGTGTATGCTCATGTTTGATTACGACAGAGACATAATGCAACCGCCTGAAGAACGAGAAGAACGTGACCCAGCTGATTGGATTTTCAGCGCTGGTCAATGGATCTATGTAGGAGATTGTTAGCCTATGAATAGAGAGCATTTAGAGCGTGAAAATTGGAATTTGAAGAAGACGAAAGGTAGAAAGAAATGAAAAAACGATTATATTACAAAAAATGGAAACAAGAACTTAGAGAGGCAATGAGAGAAGAAATTGATGGCGATTATCTAACCGAGAAAATGGTTAGAAAAATGAGTATTAGCGATATGTCACACTATTTGAACCAATTAGCATTAGAAGAAGCTGGATACTGTGGGACAATGTTTAATTACTAAAAGAAAAAGGAGAGAAAATGACTAATAATCAATTAGCAACACAGACAAAACGTAACATCACTACTGACCCAAGTTTATTGACCGGGGCAGACATCAAAAAGTATTTTGACCCACAAAACCTACTGACTGAAAAACAAGTAGGTCAGGCGCTAGCCTTGTGTAAAGGTCGCAATCTTAACCCATTTGCTAACGAGGTCTACATTGTAGCTTACACAAACCGTAATGGGGGTAAAGAGTTTAGCTTGATTGTCTCTAAAGAGGCTTTCTTGAAACGTGCCGCCCAATGTAAAGACTATGAAGGCTTTGAGGCTGGAGTAGTGGTAGTAGACAGTGAGGGTGTTATGCACGAACGCAAAGGGGCAATCATGCTCCCAGAAGATACACTGATAGGCGGATGGGCTAGAGTGCACCGCAAAAATTTCAAGGTACCTGTGGAAATTGTTGTCAGTCGTGAGGAATATGACAAGAAACAAAGTACATGGAACACCATGCCAGCTACCATGATCAGGAAAGTGGCTCTAGTAAATGCTCTTAGAGAGGCTTTCCCTGAGGACTTGGGGAACATGTACACAGAGGACGACGGTGGAGAGACATTTGACCGTATCAAAGACGTCACACCTCAAGAGAGCCGTGAGGATGTCGTAGCACGCAAGATGGCTGAAATTGAGCAATTCAACAAAGAGCAAGAGGCAAATCATGCAGATCCCGAACCTGCTCAAACTGAGGAAACAATCCAGGGCGAATTGCTAGACGGTGAACTTGAATATTAGGAGGACAACATGCAAGAATTACAGGTTATTGATGATAAGAAAATCAATAAAATCTATGAGATGATCACAACGGATGAACTTACTAGAGAGTCTTTTGAAAAAGACCTCATAGAGGCTACTGAGAAGTACAAGGACTATATTCCTACAGCTGGAACTCTCAAAGACGACAAGGCAAAGCGGGCTGAATTTAACAAGTTAATTGAGTCTAAAAATCGTATCCGTATTGACACTAAAAACTTACTATCAGAGACAGCTAACACATGGGATAGTTATGCTAAGTCAATTATTGACCCATTTGCAACCGTAGTTAGTGAATTTGACAAAGGTATCAAGGAAATCGAAGAACATCAAAGACAACTAAAAATAGATACGGTTAAGAGTTACCTAGCCAACAAATCGGCTGAGTACATGCTGGATCCTCGTCTCTTTGATGAAAAGGCCCTTGAGTATGTCAAAGCTAGTGATTTTATGGCAGATGGCGTGACGCTTAAAAAAGCCACTATGAAGTCACTTGATGACATGGTCACATTTGAGTTTCAGAAACAGCAAGAATTTGAAAAGGCTAAGTCAGCTATTTCAGGGTTATGTGCTGAGTATGGCATGACTGACTCACCTTACATTAGACAGCTGAAAGACTTGACTCTTGCTGAAGTCTTTGATCAAATCAAAGCTGATTATGAGTTTGAAAAGCAAAAGGAAGAACTCAGACAGGCTCTAGAACGAGCAGAGCGATCTAATCAGGAGCTTTTAGCAGCCCAACAAACCAAACAGCAAGAACAGGCTCCAAAATCAACGGAAACCCCAAATTTTGACCCAGAAACGGGCAAAATCTTGGACGGTGGACAAATCCTCCAAAATGAGCCTAACGCTCTTAGAGGGGCTGAAAATGACCTAAAACGATATGCCCAAAAAATGACTTTAGAGGTGTATTTTGTAGACACAGCCGAAAAAGACCGTTTCAAGGCTGGTCTAAGTCAACTCGGATTTGATTTTAAAAAGAACTATCAAGTCAGGGGTTATCAACGTATCGAGCCATTAACTCAGGCTGAGCTAAATGAACAATGTGGGTGGTAAGTATGACAGAAATTGAAAAAATTTCAGAAGAATTGGCTGAATATGGGGTGCCTGTTAAAGAAGTTGGAATGGCTATTCTGTGGTTATTTCTCGGCTATTTAGTCGGGGAACGTGCAGCAAGAAAGGAAAAGAAAGATGATCAATAACGTCACACTGGTTGGGAGGCTTGTAGCGCCTCCTGATCTACGAAAAACGCCTAACAATGTATCTAGCTTGCAGGGCACGCTTGCAGTCAATCGCAATTTCAAAAACGAAAATGGAGAGCGTGAGGCTGATTTTATCAATTTTAAAGCTTGGAGAGGTACAGCTGACATCATTGCTCAGTATTGCAGCAAGGGCTCACTTATTGGGATCATTGGGCGCTTACAAGTTAGGTCTTACGAGAAAGACGGTCAGCGTCGATATGTGACTGAAGTAATCGCTGAGAGTGTAGCTCTGCTAGAGAGTCGCAACAGTCAGCACGGACAAGGCAACAGTTTCCAAAATGGGAATAGCTCACCTTTTACCGATCCTAACCCCTTTGACCTCCCAAATGACGGTTTGCCGTTTTAGGAGGGACAGTTAGTGGAAATAGATAAGATTATAAAAAAAGATGTCTTGGAATTTATGGAAACAATTCCTGATAATAAAATTGATTTAATCGTAACAGACCCGCCTTATTTGATAAATTATAAAACAAATTGGCGGAAAGAAAAGCATAAATTTTCAAATGTTATCAAAAATGATAACAATCCTGAATTGATAAAAGAGTATATAAAAGAGTGTTATCGAATTTTAAAAGATGATACGGCTATTTATATATTCTGTTCATTTGACAAGGTTGATTTTTTTAAAAAAGAAATTGAAAAGTATTTTTCAGTAAAAAATATTATTATATGGCGAAAAAATAATCATACCGCTGGCGATTTAGAGGCGCAGTTTGGAAAACAGTACGAGATGATTATATTGGCAAACAAAGGACGGAAGAAATTCAACGGTGAGCGACTGACAGATGTTTGGGATTTCAAGAGAGTAAGTTCAGATAAACTACTCCATCAAAATCAAAAACCTATTGAATTGATAAAACGATGTATTGTTAAACATTCTGATGTTGGGGATACTGTTTTTGATGGTTTCATGGGAAGCGGTACGACAGCATTAGCAGCGTTAGAAACGGATAGGCATTTTATAGGAACTGAAATAGATGAATATTATTTTGGTATAGCAGAGGAGCGGATAAAAAACCACAACGCTCAATTAAGTTTATTTGATGAGGTATGAGATGGAGTGGACGGATTGGGTGGATTGGAAACCTGAAACCAAAACGGACATCAAGATCAAAATTGAAAATGACGGGTACACTTTTCCACATTACGACAAGAAAAACAATGGCGTCAAGTATGTGATTTCTACAATGGACATCAAACAAGACTGTCTAAGACTTGGAGTACCGTTTGAAGATGTGTACCCTTTGCAAACGACACTTTTTTAACAGGAGAAAGAACATGGCAAGTAAAATCAATGTGACAGAACGTATTGCTATCATCATTGAGAAACAAAAAATAGAGGTCGTTACGACTCTAAACTATGATATGAGCATTAGCTTTGATAACAAAGACACGGCTCCTACACTAGATGACAATGGTGACCTTTTTGAACCGGTCTACAAGTGCAAAGTTAAGGCAATTCCCAAAAATGATGTATTTTTCACCTCATTAACACGAGTCAAGAGCAACATCAAGACGCTACAAGAGGTTAAAAAATTCTTTGAGTTCGTAAACGAAAACAGAGAAAATCTCTTTGAGATGGCAGGATTTAAGGGGGCTCTTGAATGAAATTGACCCTGAACATTGAGCCTAAACCTCAATCACGGCCAAGGTTTGCAAGACGTGGGAGTTTTACCACAACTTACGAAGACAAGGATATGAAAACATGGCGCAATCATTGCCAGCTGCTCATTGCTAATCAGTACATGGGTCAGCCTATCCTTGAGGGAGCTTTGAGGGCACGGCTTAGATTTTATATCAAACCTCCTCAGTACATTTCCAAGGTCAAGAAGAACCAGCAGGCCCTCCTAGATGAAATCATCCCAGTAGGCAAAAAGCCTGACATTGACAACTACGAAAAAGCCCTATATGACAGTATGTCAGGGATCGTATTCCAAGACGACGGTCAGATAGCTCTGCATGATGTAGGCAAGTTCTACAGCTTAAACCCTCGCATAGAGGTAGAGGTGGAGGTCATGGAATGGAACGCATGAGGCGAGATTATGACTGAGTATTTGAAGAAATGAGGAAATTAAGATGACAAAAACTATCGAACTACCAGACTATTATGAACCCGATTGGGGAAATGCAAGATACGGAACATTAGAAGAACTAAAAGAGCTGTTGCTCTATAAGCGTATCGTGGAATGGGATAAAGATTTTTTACTACTTGAAGATGGGACAAAAGTCACTATTGAAATGTCTGAAAGTGATTGCTGTGCCTCAGCAGGTGGGGAGTTTCAAAATGTTTCACTTGACGCTGTAATCACTAATGTTGAAATTGGAGAACAGGAAGAAATCCCTGACCATTGGGGAGCGGGTTATAAAAACAAAGTAACCATCTTCCACAATCAAAATCCTGTAGCTATCGCTAACTGTGAGGCAGAACATAATGGCTATTATTATAGCGTGGGCTCTCTAGTGATTGGTGATATTCATTTCCCAGTAGTCCATGCTTAGGAGGCTGATATGAGAATTAAGACGGAAAGCGGAGGAGTTGGAAGATGATGGAAGAGTTAAAGCAAAAAGTTAATGAAGTATACAACTGGACGGTAGAAGACGGGAAGCCGCAACCTCCCAAGCAAGATTTACCACAAGCAGTGAAAGACCGGGCGGACTATTTTTGGGAAATGGCAGAAGATGGTATGACGTTTATGGGAGCGATGGAATGCATCTTCGCTGATGAAAAGCCTACCGACTATGATTTGGGAGCTACTAAGGGTTGGTTGCCAAAATCTAAGGAGTTTGATGATTGGGTTGGCTATTCGCCAAGCATGGCTCAGGTAGTTATTGCAGTTTATTTGATTTATAGAGGAAACTAAGATGAATGTACAGCGATTAATTGAGAAGTATAAAAAACTTGAGGGTGTATGGGATGCTGAAGGAGCAGAGCTAGCTCGTCAAATTTTTCTAGAAGACTTGAAACAACTAGACGAATCCGAAATAGGTTACGCAGATGAAGCTCCACGCTACGTAAAGAACATACTAGCACGATTGCGAGAATTGCCATTGCATGATAGAGAGGTTTGGTTAAAGGCTATCATGAGCGAATTTGAACAGGATTTTAGCCATGCAAAATGGCGAGAGGGCTACGAGCAAGGTAAAATTGAGGGTATGGTTGAACGTGAAAAAGTCAAAGTTCCGCAGTGTGTGGCGGAATATATAGAATTTAAAAAGAAAAACAATTTTCATGTTTACGGTGCAATGAGAGTAATTGAAGATCATTATGATAAGAAAGTTCCTGATTGGTTTTACGAAAATAACATCGAAAAATTCTGTCTTGCTTGGCTTGACGGCTACGAGGTCGAGGAAGAGAAGCGGTATTTGGTGACTTTAAAAAATAGGCAGCCTTTGGTCAAATCGCAATCAGGGAGTACTCTTTATTTTAGTCAAGATATAACAGCTAGGAATTATAAAGGTACTCAAAAAGAACTAGAAGAAGCTGGCCTCGGATGGGTGTTCGATTGTGAAGGTGTTGAGATTGAGGAGGTGGAGTGATGACACAAACAGCTGAAAGTTGCTTAGAAGAAACTTATGAAGTCATCAAGGACCGCAAAGGTAAGATGATTGACGGGGTGTTTGTTAAAGAAGAGTATTATGGAGAATAAAGATGCCAAATTTTGCAGAAGGAACAATTAAACTAAGAGGACATGCAGAAAATATTAAATCGGCTTTGAAATATATGTTTGAAGCTGCTGGTGATGTCACAATCGAAGAAGATACAGATGGTGAGCTAATCATTTTCACTTCATCAAACTCTTATTTTTACATCAATGGCACAAAACGTGCTTTTATCGACGGTGAAAGTTTTGAAATTCATCTTGATGATGATTTTCTTATCATCGAGCTTAATAATTTTACGCAGGCATGGCGCGCTATCCCAGACAATTACATAGAAATCTCTGAAAAATTTAATGTTGACATTAAAATCTTTACATTTGAACAGGGCTTGGAATTCACTCAAGAAATCGAAATTTCAAAAGGGAAAATTTTAAAAGACATTGTATTGAAGTATGGTGATTATAGATGGGAAGTCGCATTTAGCAATTTAGGGGGATGAACAGAAAGAGGATTTGGCATGATACCGAAATTTAGAGTGTGGCATCATGAATTAGGTAGACTGATGTCAGTCAAATGTATGTTTTTTCAGGATAGCGAGATTGAAGAATTTGAGTTAAACGATACTTTAATGAATGATTACATTACAGCTTATACTGATGAAATCGAACTCATGCAATCAACAGGACTCAGAGACAAGAACGGAAAGGAAATCTTTGAAGGCGATATTGTACGAACTACTAGATTTTTGGGTAGAGCTGACGAAATTGGCGGTTTCTATGAGTATGACAAGGAATTTATAGGGATTGTTAAGCAGCTTGAGGGTTCTTGGGTAATTGATACGGGCAGTGACGCAGTATGTTTATGGACTGAAATTGAAGAAAATGAAATCATCGGCAACATCTATGAAAATAAGGAGTTTGGAGGACGCAAATGAGACCTTGTAAATATCCATATTCAGGAAGAAGAAAAAAACAAGAAACGCCGTCGCCAATATTTTCTGCACGACCAATTTTTGACGAAGTTCCAATTGTAGAAGAAGTTAAGGTTGAGTTCGGAGTTGAAGCTAGTATGGGGCGCATATATCCAGAAACGTTAATACATTTAGATATTTCTGGATACGGAAATAGAGTGCATTCAGTACATCGCTTCCCCGGTATTTTACTGAGTGTTGGTGAGTCAATCCAACTAAAGATGCTTTTCTATAAAAGACTTAGAAATTTTACTACAGATCGTTTCTTGACGTTTAGAGAATCTGATTGGAAGTTCTTTATCCGGGACCTGGTCAACGAATTTAAGCATTAAAAAAAGCCAAGACACTCTCTGCCTCAGCTAATAGTTCTCGCAAAGACTATTATATCACAAAGGAGACAGAGAGTGAACAAGGCTAAAGAGCTCTTGAAAGAGTTGCAGGATCTGGACATGGACATCCAAAGCCGTATAGACGAAATTAACGAGCTTGAGGCAGGTTTGCTCTCAAGCCCTAAATGGTCCGAGGTTAAAGTCCAAGGTGGACAGACTAGAAAAGTTGATGATGTCTATACTCAGTTGGTAGTGATGAAAGAGGCTATAGAGCAGGATACTAAAGAGGTCATTAACAGAAAACTTGAATTAGGTAGAATGATCAATAGGCTTAAAAATCCAAAGTACAGGGCAGTATTAAGAATGACTTACATCAACAAAGGCACCGCTGATAGCGTTTGTTATGATTTGAATATGAGTCGTACAACCTACTACAGGTTAAAAAATGAGGCGGTCTTAGCTTTGGAAGAAGTTATCTAACCTCATAGTGAGCTTATGGGACTTTTTGGAACAGCACGGTTCTAAAAATCTGTTAGAATGGTAGTATCAAGAATTGAAAAGAGAGGTCTCAGAATTGGTAGATGGTTACCTGTAATGTCAGGGGGCTGTAATGGCCTTGGAGGTTCAAGTCCTCCCCTCTCCTTTGAGTGTTTGTGTCCCATAATGGGGTAGGCAACAGGCTTAGCATTCATATATCACTCATTAACTTAAAAATGGTTGCAGTAGCGACTGAACCTTGCATGATTGCGTAGCTAATTATATTCCGGATAAGTTATAAGCTAGAGGGTTTGATTCCCTCAGAGGTTGTAAAGACTACAAAAAATAAAAATGAAGTCAAAATTTAATACGCACGCAAGGTAGTAGTCGCCTTGCAGGAAGGTCGCACATCGTGTGGCTTTTTTTGATTATTCGAAAGGTGGTGATGGAAAATTGAATGAAAGACAAAGGCGTTTTGCAGATGAGTACATCATCTCAGGTAATGCTTATCAATCAGCTTTAAGAGCAGGATATAGTGAGAAATATGCCAAAGCAAGATCTTCTGAATTGTTGGATAATGTCGGAATTTCTGATTACATCAAAAATCGAATGGAGGAGTTGCAAGATGAAAAAATCTTAACTCAAAAACAAATACTTGTGATGCTATCAGAAATTGCGTCGGGACAAGCGAAAGAAACAATAGTAGTCACAACAAAAGTAGCTGAGTTGATGACTGATCCCGTGACTGGTAAGTCTGTAAAAGTCTACAATGAAATCCCTCAACTTGTCGAATACCCAACAAAGAACAGCGATAGGAATAAAGCTCTTGAATTGTTAGGTAAACGACATAAGATGTGGACAGACAAAGTAGAGGCAGACGTTTCTGGAACGGTGGTGTTTGCAAATGAGTCAGACATACCAGATTAAACAAAGTGATATTGTAATCGACCTACCTAAGACAGTAGGAGCTGGGTACGGACAGTTCTGGCGCTCAAGAAATCTTTATCGTGTTGTAAAAGGTTCCCGTGGTTCGAAGAAGTCCAAGACAACCGCTTTGAATTATGTTATCCGTCTTTTGAAGTATCCCTGGGCCAACTTGCTTGTTATTCGTAGATACTCGAATACCAACAAGCAATCAACTTATACGGATTTTAAATGGGCGTGTAATGTGTTGGGTGTGACTCATTTGTTTAAATTCAATGAATCTTTGCCTGAAATAACCATAAAAGCGACTGGTCAAAAAATCCTATTCCGTGGTTTGGATGATGAACTCAAAATCACATCTATCACGGTCGATGTCGGCAGTCTTTGTTGGGCATGGTTTGAGGAAGCATATCAAATTGAGACTGAAGACAAGTTCAGTACAGTAGTTGAGTCAATCCGTGGTAGCTTAGATGTACCTGATTTCTTTAAACAAATCACAGTCACATTTAACCCGTGGAATGAGAGGCACTGGCTCAAACGTGTGTTCTTTGATGAAGAGACTAGCCGAGCTGATACATTCGCTACTACAACCACTTACAAATGCAATGAGTGGCTTGATGGAGTCGATATCAAACGCTATGAGGATTTGTATCATACGAACCCCAGACGTGCTAGAATCGTTTGTGATGGTGAATGGGGAGTTGCTGAAGGTTTAATCTATGAGAACGTGACCGTCAAGGATTTCGATAAGGATGAATTGCTACGAGATTCAGCTAATAAGTTATGTATCGGTCTTGACTTTGGTTTTACTCACGATCCAACCGCTTTGTGTTGTTCGTTGATAAATGACACGACGAAAGAGATTTATGTCTTTGATGAGGCGTATAAAGTCGGATTGATAACCAAAGAAGTTGCGAAGATGATAAAAGACAAAGGTTATCATCGCTCACAAATCATTGCTGATAGCGCAGAGTCACGGCTGATTGAAGAGCTCAGGTCAGAACATGGCATATCTAGAATAAAAGAGAGTCGGAAAGGTAAGGATAGTATTATGGCAGGCGTATCAAAATTGCAAGGATACACTATTTATGTGCATCCAGATTGTAAAAACATCATGGATGAATTTTATAGTTACTGCTACCAGCGAGATAAAGAAGGCAACTGGTTGAATAAACCAGAGGATAAAAACAACCACTTGATGGACGCTTTGCGTTACAGCCTTCAATGTATCGAAGGTGGGAAAGCAACCGTCCGCAGACGTTCTGATTATGGTCTATAGAGAGGAAAGACATGTACCAATATTTAACCTATCCACGGGATGGATATGATGAGGGTTCTTTGAAGAAAGACCTGATTTACAAATTGATAACGATACATAGCACTGAAGGCTCGCATTTGAAGAAGCTTAAAAGCTACTATTTGGGTGAGCATGCTATCTTAAAACACACGAGACGCAACGTGAACGCACCGAATTACAAGACGGTAGCCAATCATGCCAAGGATATCGCAGACACGGCTACGGGCTATTTTATGGGCAATCCTATCAAGTATAACAATACTGCTGACGGTGATATCGATGAACTACTTACAGCCTTTGATGGTGCTGAGATTGACCAAGTAGATGCTCAGAATGCTTTGAATATGGCTATCTATGGTCGTGCTTACGAGTACATCTATGCTAAAGAGGGTATGGCTGAGTTGGATTCAACTAGTATTGATCCGGAGAATACTTTCATGGTCTACGATGATAGTATTGAGCGGAAGCCTTTGTTTGCGGTCTATTACTATGAAGTAAAAGACGATACGAAAGACACTACCAAGCACCAGGCTGAGGTCTTTACCGAAAATCTGCACTATCACATGGTGCTGAGAAGTACAGATTCAGGAACAATTCAGAGCGAGGAGGCAACACCTCACAACCTTGGTCAAATCCCAATTATCGAATATCGCAACAATCACTTTGCAATTGGTGACTATGAGCAACAAATTAGCTTGATAGACGCTTATAATTCCTTGATGGGGAATCGTGTCAATGATAAGGAACAGGCTGTAGAGTCTATACTTGTCTTGTATGGCACGCAGTTAGCAGACACTCCAGAAGACGCTAAGGTAGCAATGAAGATTCTTTCTGAAGAAGGTCTTTTGGAATTGCCGGGCGATAGTGCAAGGGCTGAGTTCTTGAAGAATACGCTGGACGAAAGTGCTACTGAAATCTTGCGTACAGCTCTTAAAGAGGACATCTACACATTTAGCCATGTGCCTAATTTGACTGATGAGAATTTCGCAGGGAATACATCAGGCGTAGCCATGGAATTTAAGCTGATGGGCCTTGAGATGATTACTAAGACCAAGGAAGCGAACTATAAGCGAGGATTGCGTCAGCGTATTGCGATTTTTGCTCATTACTTGGGTATGAAACAGATTGCACTAGAGTCTCATTCAATCGTTCCGCAATTCAGTCGTGGTTTGCCTAAGAACTTATTAGAAATCTCTCAGATTGTGAACAACTTGGAAGGCAAAGTGACCAATAGGCAGCTTATTTCTCTCTTGCCGTTTGTGGAAGACCCTGATGCTGAATTGGAAGCCTTGGAAGAAGAGAAAAAGAAGAACATGGAAGACATGCCGATGTTTAACCAAGACAACACGAAACCCGAAGACGAGGTAGAGGATGAAGAATCAGGAGTATTGGGCGAAGAGGAAAGCCAATCTGATTTACCAGCAGATGGACAAGGCCGAAAAGCAGGCAGACAAGTTCGATAAGGTCTATCAAGAAGCTAAGACTTACTTGGATAAGGAAATCAATAAGATTTTCGATAAGTTCCAACGTGATTATGGTCTAAGTCAGGTAGATGCTAGACAAGTCTTAAAGAACATGAAAGACAAGAAAAATCTGAATGAACTTCGTAAGGTGCTTGAAGCAAGACCGAATGATCCAAATATTCAAAGACTACTGGCTGACTTAGATAGTCCGGCTTATTCTTTCCGTATGAAGCGTCTAGAACGTTTGAGTGATGATTTAGACCGTATGCGTGAATCTATCTATCATTCAGAAAAGACAGGCTCAGACGCCTTTTATAGCGACCTGATGAAGGATAGTTACTACAAGGCTACCTTTGACCTGCAGCAGCAGACAGGGTTAGCATATGGCTTTTCTGGGCTTCCTGATAGCGAGATAAAACAGCTACAGTCTTTCAGTTGGGTAGGAGATGGAAGTACGTACTCAACAAACATCTGGAAGAATACAGGGAAGCTTACATCAAGCATAAAAGATGAATTACTCATAAGCCTTATGACAGGCCGAGATACACGAGAAACTGCACAAGCAATTGCTGAGCGGTTCAATGTGGGGCAGAACGATGCAAGGCGTTTGGTTCGGACAGAATCAGCCTTTTTTCATAACCAAATGGAGCTACTCAACTATGAGGAAGCGGATATAGAGAAGTATATCTTTGTGGCCGTCTTAGACAAGCGTACATCACGCATTTGTCAGGAGCATGACAATCAGGTCTATGATAGGGATAAGGCTGTCCCTGGTGTCAATTGTCCGCCTATGCACCCTTGGTGTAGGTCTACTACTGTCGGATACGATGAGGACGCAGATTACAGCAAGTTGAAGCGCAGAGCAAGGAATCCAGAGACAGGTAAAGTTGAGTACGTGCCTGCCGATATGACTTATAAAGAGTGGTATAGCAAGTATGTTGCGAAAGACGGGGGAAAGGTGTATAATCAAGATACAAGAGAAGCCAAGGCGAAATTTTATAGCGAACAACTATTGTCCAAAATTTCAGGAGTTGAGCCAAAAATTACAAGTGATATGCAACGTATCGCAGGAGAAAACAAATTGGCAGGTCTTGAATTTAGGAAGAAAACAGTTGAGTCATTATCACGTAAAATTATTGCAGATAGCCTAGTTGAAAATATAAGTTTGTCAAAAGCCGTGAGTAAGATTAATGACGCCTTAAGGTACACAACTATTTTCGATTCCGATACTTTTACAGAAGAGTATTTGAAGATGAAACAGAAGCTTATCGCAGAAGGTTATAAAATTGTAAAAGTAAAAAACACTTGGCTAGTAGATGGACCATACAAAGGTGTGAATACAGTCGTTGAAAAAGATGGTATCAACTTTGAAATGCAGTATCATACTCAGGAAAGTTTCGACTTAAAAAATGGTTCATTACATGAACTCTATGAGAAGTATCGTGATACGAATACATCTGATCTAGAACGCATGAAATTATTTAAGGAAATGCTTGATTTAAGCAATGGGCTTGAGATTCCTAAAAATATAGAGAGGGTGAAGTGATATGAAAGATATTAAATACTACCGCACAACGACGAACAATGCTCAAGTACTTCGTTTGATTGATGGTGTCATGCAAGTTTTTGACATTGAAAAAAAGTGGGTTAATAGCATGGATTGGTTTAATAAAATCTTTTTTAATGACTTTACGGATTTTGAAGAAATTTCAGAAAATGATGCATTTACTTATATTGACAGGATGGTAGCGGCATGATTGATATTGCCTTGGCTATCGCTAAAAAAGCACATGCAGGGCAGGTAGATAAAGCGGGTGTTGATTACATACAGCATCCTCTCTATGTGGCCAGTCAAGTCAACACTGAACAAGAAAAAGCTGTCGCTCTTTTACATGATGTGATTGAGGATAGCGATATAACTGCTGCCGATTTATTCGCGTCTGGCTTGTCAAATGAAGTTGTTACAGCGGTACAAATTTTGACAAAGAAAAAAGGTCAAAGTTATCAAGAATATCTTGGGAAAGTAAAATCAAATAATTTAGCAAGAGTTGTAAAACTTGCAGATTTGAAACATAACTCAGATTTATCACGTTTGAAATCTGTTACCAATACAGACTACGAGCGTGTTAAAAAATATAAAAATGCAATTCACTACTTAAGCACCTAGAGAGATCTAAGTGCTTTTTTCGTACCCAGAAAGGAGTGAGGAATGAAATACCGTAAAAAACCAGTAGTGGTCGAGGCTGTGCAGTGGAACGGCAATAACCATAAAGAGGTAATTGACTTTGCAGAAAATAAGATTTGGTTTGATGCACTTGGGAATATATGGATTGCTACACTTGAAGGTGATATGGTAGCTAAAAAAGGGGATTATATTATCAAAGGCGTGCAAGGAGAATATTATCCATGCAAGCTGGATATTTTTGCAGAAACATATGAAAAAACGGAGGAATAAAGTGTTAGAAAAAGCAAAACAATTGGCATCGCAAGAATTTTCACGCTTATCAGGTCGTGAAATCAAAGCAGAAGACTGCTTTGTAGTTTGGTTTAGCAAGACCCTGCAAAACTGGAAAGCTCTTGTTAGTACGAACGCAATTACATCAAGCGAACCTTGTGGAAATTATGCAGAAATCACGCATAACGGAGACAAGAAAGAGACTTATGTGGATGTTTACACCAAAGTTTCAAATCGTGCCATTAAAGATTAGGAGGTGATCCAACATCTTGACTTGCAGGAATAGACTGCTATAAACCGCATCGAAATCGAGGCGGTTTTCTTATGCCCTAACCGTATGGAATCCCGTACGGTTTTTATATTGTCCAAACTGTACCGATGACATTAAAAGCTGTACTGTTCCGTCGCCGGACGTAAAGCGAGATTATCGAGTGGCGACGTAATCGCTGGAGGACAATTATGTCAGAAGAAATCAATGCAACTGTATCTACTGAATCAACTGAGACTGTCGACACTCAAGGAAATGTTGATACAGTGCAAGAAGAAAAGCACGAACGAACTTTCACTCGTGCTGAAATCGGTAAGATGCTATCTGCCGAGCGCTCTAAATGGGAAGCTGAGCAAGAAGCCAAGGAAAACGAAGCTAAAAAGCTTGCTAAGATGAACGCTGATGAGAAACAGAAATATCAGTTGGATCAGCGTGAACAAGAACTAGCTGACCGTGAAAAGGCTATTGCTCGTAAGGAATTGACCGCAGAGGCTAAAGCAATGCTAAGTGAACGTGACTTACCTGTTGAGTTAGTAAATGTAGTCGATTTGACAAACGCAGAGACGGTATCTGAATCTATCACCTCTATCCAAAAAGCATGGGAAGAGTCAGTTCAGAAGGGAGTCTCTGAACGTATGAAAGGTAGTGCACCTATCAAAAATGCACAAACAGTCCAGCAAGAAGTCACGGAAAAATGGCGTAAAGACTTCTTGTAATAAAAGAAAAGAGGAAAAATAAATGGCATTTGAAGAATTAAACACAGCAGAATCACGCAAGAAACATCTTGGGATTATTGAGGATGTACTTGCAGTAAATTCATATTCAACACCACTTGTGACATCAAGCGATGCAGTAACCTTGCAAGGTCGCTCTTTTACAGTAGCAACTGGTAACACAACAGAGTTGAAAGACTACAAACGTAACAAAGACAACGAATTTGATCACGTTGAAGTTGAAGAAAAGGTTTATACCCTTGATGAAGAAAAATACTGGGGTCGTTTCGTAGATCAATTGGACGAACGTGACTCTAATGGTCAAGTGAATATCAATTATGTTATTGCCCGTCAGGCTGCAGAAGTAGTCGCTCCATATCTTGATGAACTACGTTTTGGTGCAGCACTTGGAAACGTAAGTGACAACGTTACTATGGGCAAAGAAGCAGGAGCAAACAACGCATACAACGCAATTCTTGATGTTTCTGAGAAACTTGATGAGCTTGGAATTACAAAAGAGCGCTTGCTTTTTGTAACACCTAAATTCTACAAAGCGATCAAGTCTGAAATCGTTCGTCTACCACATGGTGACGCAGATAAGAAAGTCCTTGGAAAAGGATATGTTGGTGAATTGGATGATTACACAGTCTATAAAGTTCCTTCTAAATTCCTGAAAGGTGTTAATGCCCTTGCTACTGCTCCAGGTGTTGTTACATCTCCAGTACAAGTAGACAATACTAAGTACAACGATAACATTCCAGGTCGATTTGGTGAATTGGTAGAGCAATTACTTTACACTGGTGCATTTGTGCTTGAACACTTCAAGAAATACATCATCACAATTGCAGATTCTAAGCCTGCTGCTAAAAAATCAGCCCAAGGCAAGACAGTGAACCGTGCTAAAGCGTGGAAGACTGGAACAGCCTATAAAGAAGGTGATACAGTAACGCATGAAGATAAAGTCTATGTTGCTATCAAAGACATCACTAGCTCAACCAATGCACCAGGCTCTGACTCAGCTAACTGGAAAGAAAAAACTGGTAAGAAATAGGTCTTAGTTATGAAATTTAAAATCAAACAAGATTTCTATGATTGGGAATCAAATGTGAAACGACTGGCAGGAGAGGAACTTGAGATTACTGAGGAGCGCTATGCTGAGCTGGCTGACAATATTGCCAGCAACGGTGTCGCTATCTCAGATGTTCTTGAGAAAATCCTCCCTGAACCTGAGTTCTTAGAAGAGGATTGATATGTCTATAGAGTTGCTGAAGAAATTAACAGGCGAAGAAGATACTCAGCTTCTCATGTTGCTCCAAACAAGAGCTACAAATCTTATCTTGTCAGAGACTAATCGCACATCTTTGACACCTGCTTTAAGTCTTTTGATACCTGAGGTTGCTATCGAGCTCCACAACCGCTCAGGAGCGGAAGGAGAGCGTTCTAGAACCGAAGGTGGTATAGCAGTAGTCTACGGAGAAAATGGCCTGTCTACGGGTCTTCTACAGCGAATACGCATGCACAGGCTAGCAAGGGTGGCAGGTCATGTTTTTGAAGCAGAGTAGACTGAAACCTTATCCAATGCGACGGTTTGAAAAGACTGTCACTGAGGAAGGTGTCGCGAAAGAAGGGTATGCCAAGGAAGCTGAGACAGTCCGCCTTGAATTGTGGCCAGCTAGTAGCAAGCTACAATCTGAATTGTATGGCGAGCGTGTCAATGATATTTTGAGCGCAAATGCCAACAAGTCAGCTACTATCAAAGTAAAAGATGGTGTGTGTATCGATAGTCAGACGGAAGTGACTCATAGGGTTATTTCTAAAAAGGTCTACACACATCATCAAGTTTTGGAGTTAGAGCGTGTCAGGGCTACTAGGGGCAGATAGGCTTATAGCTAAATGTAGACGGTTAGCTAGTAAAAAAACTGGCGAGGATATCGTCTTACGTGCGGTGCACAATGCTACTATAAAGGTTGTCCAAGCTGATGCAAGAAGACTCGTACCAGTGAATGATGGAGAACTTATAACTAGTATCAAAACCAGAGCAAAAATGGACGGAGATAGGGCTATAGGTGAAGTTTACACTAATCTAAAATATGCTCCTTACGTTGAATTCGGAACAGGACCAAAAGGGCAGGCTAGCCATTCTGGTATCTCTCCAGAAGTCAGCGTGACTTACAAGTCTAATCCTTGGTATGTGCATGAAGACCAAATAAATGTAGGACCGTACCACTTTCAAAAGATTGGGGAGTTCTACAAGATGTACGGTCAACCTGCCCAGCCTTATCTTTATCCAGCTTTGAGAGACAATCAAGAGCGTGTGTCTAAGAATATTTCGAATTATGTCCGTAGAAAGATAAGAGAACAAATAAAATGATTAATATCAAGCCTGTTATTTATAAAGAATTGCAAAAGGTCGCAGATAATGTGACCGATACTTATCCTAGCGATTGGGAGACTTTCCCAGTCGTTATTTTTTTAGAAGAACAAAACAAGCCGGGTGATTGGTTTGATGACCAGGAACAAAAATCATCTATCCGCTACAAGGTGGATATTTTTGATGATACCAGCACTAGTGAGTTAGCTGTTAAAATCAATCAGATTTTTGAGTCTTTAGGTTTGCGAAGAACCGACTGCCAAGACGTTCCAGACCCGTCTCATTTGAGACATAAGGTCATGCGTTTTGAAGGTATCGTCGACTTACACTCAGAGCTTGTTTTCCAATTTAGAATGGAGAATTAAACATGTTAGCAAATGGAATTACGCTTTCTTATGGCGAAACAAAAGATAGCTATACTAAACTTGTTGGATTGAAAGAAGTGCCAGAGTTTGGTATTGAACTCGAAAAAGTAGAAAATACTACTCTTGAAGATAAAGTTAAGAAGTACGAGTTTGGTATTGGGGACGTAGGAGAACTTGAGTACAAGTTCTCTTATAATAATTCAAGCGCAACTGCTCCTTATCGTGTATTGCGTGAGGCAGCGGATGACAAGAAAAAACTCTACTTTGAGCAAACATATCCAGACGGGACTAAGGTTAAATTTGAAGGTCAAGTATCTGTTAAGTTAGGCGGTGGCGGTGTCAATGCCGTTATCGAGTTCACCCTTAAAATTGCGTTGCAGTCAGAGTTGGAATTTACAGACGGTCTTGGAGGTTAATTAAATGGCGTTACCTTACTCAATTTGGAAGATTAGCGATGAGAAAGAGTTAAAACTACGACTTTCATCTCATCAAGCAGCAAAAGTTGAAGAAAAAATCGGTATGAACTTACTGAAAATCTTCATGCCTGAGGCTGGAGAGGAATTTCCTCTACCTCCTTTGAAAGTTGTATTGCTTTTGATTCACGGAGCATTGCAAAAGTATGAGAATGGGTATTCTCTTGAGGATGTCTATGATTTATACGATGAATACGTGGACAATGGTGGAGACCAAACAACCTTCATGACAGAGGTGTTGATGCCACTCTTTGAAGTATCGGGTTTTACTCCACGAGGAAGCAAGGACAAGAAAACTTCCAAGAAGAAAATGACAGTAGTCAAGTAATCTTAACGGTAACTCAGATTATTGAGAGGCTTTATCCTATGTTTTTGGACATCGGGGGCAAGCCTCTTGATTTTTGGGATTTGACGGTGCTTGAAATCAGGGAAATGATAGAAAGCTACAACCGTGTCAAAATCCAAGAGCGTAAAGAAAAGATTATTGACTCGTACATACTTTCGCGAATGATAACTAATCATGTTTCCTTATTACTGTCCAATGACGCTAAGATTGTTGAGCTTTGGGAATATGCGCCTGAGTTGTTTGTAGAAGAACAACAAGCAGTAGAACAGGAACGACAGAGACAAGCGCTTTTGTTGCATAAGGAACGGATGCGTGATTTTGCAGAGAGACACAATCGAAAAAGGAAGGAGGAAGTAAATGGCAACTCTTGATGAATTGAAGGTCATGATTGACGCTGAGATAGCGCCTTTCAGGAAGAAGATGAAAGAAGTCGAGAATCAGGTCAAAGGAACATCTGACCAAGCGAAAAATGCCACTGCTAAAGTTCGTGAACAGTCGAACTCTATCGGTAGTGCGGTTGGCAAGCTAGCTAAGTTCGCTGGTTTTGCAATCCTTGGTAAGAAATTGCTGGATGTCGGTATGTATTCAACGCAGACGGCTCTTGAAGTAGCGGCTTCGATGAACCAAATCAAGCGTCAGATGGGCGAGAGTTCGCAATCTTTCTTAAAATGGGTTAACGATAACGCAAATGCAATGAATATGGGTGTAGGTGAAGCGGCCAGGTACGGTGCGGTTTACTCCAACCTGTTTTCTGGATTTATCAAAGATACCAATAAGCTAAGCGCCTATACCGCTAAGATGTTGCAGACATCGGCAGTGGTTGCTGAAGGTTCAGGGCGCACGATTACAGACGTTATGGAGCGGATTCGCTCAGGTCTACTAGGGAACACCGAAGCAATTGAGGACCTAGGAATCAACGTCAATGTGGCTATGATTAAGTCCACTGAAGCTTTTAAACGTTTCTCAAATGGTCAAAGTTGGGACCAACTCGACTTTCAAACCCAGCAACAAATCCGCCTTATGGCTATTCTGGAACAGGCTACAGCCAAGTATGGGAATACCTTGTCTAATTCTGTAAATGGTCGTATCAGCCTGTTTAAGTCGCTAATGAAGGACGCAGCATTGAACCTTGGTAACTCTATGTTACCGATTATCAATGCCATTATGCCTGTCTTGAACTCTTTTGCTATGGTTTTGAAGAACGTGACGGCTAAACTCGCTGAGTTTATCGCTTTGATGTTCAACAAGAAAGCAACAGTGAAAGATGGTGTTGGTGGAGCAGTTGGAGACATGGGTAACGCCATGAAAGACGCTGCAGGCGGAGCAGGAGACCTTGCTGACGCAGTAGACGACGCTGGAGATTCAGCAGGAGGACTTGCTGACAATCTTGGAGACTCAGCCAAAAACGCTAAGAAAGCTGCTAAAGAGTTGCTAGGTCTTTTGGGATTTGATGAGATTAACATCTTGCAAAAACCAAAAGACGACGATGCAGGCGGTTCTGGAGGCGGTGGCAAAGGTGGTAAAGGAAAGGGAGGCGGTGGCGGACCTTTCAAAGACATCTTGCCAGAAGTCGAGTTGACCGACATGGACAACCAATTCAAGAGCATTTTCGATGGCCTTGGGGATAAGCTGAAAGGGTTGTTTGATTATCTAAAAAAACTCTGGGATTTATTTAAAAAAGGTTTTTCTCTATCCTTTAGATGGGATAGTATTGAAAGATTAAAGAATGCACTACAAGGCATTTGGAAATCTATTAAAGATATCTTTGAAGATGGTACTGTATTGCAAGCAGCTGCAAGGTTTGGAGAAAAGCTAGCTTTTGCTTTAGGACAAACGACGGGCGCTCTCGCTAACGTAATCATGGGTATTGCTGTCTTTATCGCTGAAAGTCTGAATAAATCACTTAATGAAACGAAACTAGATATCAAAGCATGGTTAATTCGTATGTTTGATATTGGTGGGGAAATCGTCGAAATCGTCGGAAATATTGCCCAGAGTATCGGACAAATTTTCTACGATTCAATTACAAGTGAACTAGCTACAAATATGGGCGCAGGCCTATTCAGTGCTTTCACATACGCTTTTATGGGCGTGAAAGAGATAACCGCTAAATACACAAGGGATATAATCGGAGCTATTGAAGAAACTATCACCGAAAATCAGGCTGGCATAACAGAAATGTTTACGGGTCTTTTTAAAGCTGTAGAGCCTATTGCTCAAGCTTTATCAAGCTCAATGAAGAAACTTTTTGAAAGTGTTAATCAAGTATACGATGAGCATATAAAACCTTTGTTTGAATCAAGTTCCGCCTTGATGTCAGATGTAGTTGGTGCTTTTGTTAATGGATGGAATGATAATATCCAACCTGTCCTTGAAAAGATAGGTCACGGTTTCGCCGATACAATCAAAAACCATATTGAACCAGCTTTAGAAAAAATAGGTGGCATGATTGGAAGTTTTGCCGACTTTTCTAAAGCGATAAATGAAGTTTTCGGCCCAGTCATTTCCTTTATTGTAGAAAAGTTAACGGTTGTACTAGCTCCTGCAATTGAATACATAAGAGAAGTTTGGCGTGTTTTATTTAACACTATCTCTGATGTGATTGGTGGTATTGCTGATATCATCAAAGGGGTATTTGATGTACTTACAGGACTTTTAACTGGAGATGGCGAAAAAATCAAAGAAGGATTTTTGAGTATATTTGGCGGATTAAAAGATATAGTAGTTAGCGTCTTTAGTGGCATTATTGATCTTGTATCTGGTGTATTGAAACTGCTTTGGGACGTTGTTGTCGCAATATTCAAAAGCATTTGGGACGCAATTGTAGCTATCTTTTCTGGTGTCGGCTCTTGGTTTGGAGAAAAGTTCCAAGGTGCGTGGGATGCTATCGTTAACATCTTCAGTAATCTAGGCTCATGGTTCGGACAACGTTGGGCGGATGTGACTAGTGCTTTAGCTAATATCGGGGCATGGTTTACGAATATGTTCCAAAAAGCATGGACTGGCTTAACAAACATCTTTAGCAAACTAGGTTCATGGTTTGGCGAGAGATGGGCAGATGTGACTAATGCGTTATCCAGTGTTTCAAACTGGTTTGGTGAGATGTTCACTAATGCTTACAACGCAGTAAAAGATGCTTTTAGTTCTATTGGCGACTTCTTTAAAGGCGTTTGGGATACTGTTAAAAGTATCTTCGTAAATGCTGGTCAGATGGTCGGAGAGGCAGTAGGTGGAGCGTTTAAGAGTGCGGTTAATGCGGTTCTTGGAACGATTGAAAATGTAGTCAATGGCTTCATCGGAATGATTAATGGAGTTTTAGGCGTTGTCAGAAACTTACCTGGTCTAGGATGGGTTGGTAGTGTAAGCACAGTTAGCCTCCCTCGTCTTGCCCGTGGTGGTATCGTCGATAGTCCAACAATCGCCATGATTGGTGAAGCTGGTAAAGAGGCGGTCGTACCACTTGAAAATACAGGATTTATCCAAACACTTGGACGAGTAGTCAGCAGTGCGGTAGTAAATGCCATGGCTGGTGTTAGTCCACAAGGTGGATTCTCTGGCGACGGCGACATCGTTATCCAAATCGCAGGCCATGAGTTCGGACGGGTAGCCATCCAAGAAATAAACAAGGAACATGAACGAGCAGGTCAAACCTTGCTCAAGATTTAGGAGGTTAAATGGCACAATTGACAATCAATGGGGTGGCTGTGAAGCCTCCCAAATATTTTCAAGTCGGTATTCAAGATATCGATGGAGAGACAGGGCGTAATGCCAATGGCGACATGATGCGTGACCGTATCACGACCAAACGCAAACTAGACTGTGAATGGGGTATGATGACTCAGGGAGAATTAAGTCAGCTTTTACATGCTGTATCATCTGAATTTTTTGAGGTATCTTATCCAGACCCCATGGATGGCCAAGTCACAAAGACTTTCTATGTCGGTGATAGGACAGCTCCTAGCTACACCTTTACTGAGAAATTTAAACCTTGGTCTGGCGCTAAATTTAATCTGGTAGAGAGGTAAGAAAATGGACGCTTTAACTAGACGACAATTTGACAGAGCCATGTTTGCCAAGGAAAGGACGCTGGCTATTCGTGTTGGTGATTATACTTCACGGGATATCAAAGAGGCTAGTTTTGAGTATGGCTACATCAAGGGCGATACTTATAAGCCTGGTGGAACCTGCGCTGGTAGCGGTAAAATTACCTTTACCAGTATCATTACCACGTTCAATAAGCTGGATACCCTGCGCCCTGAGATTGGTCTACTGGTTGGGGATACCTACCAGTGGGTCAAGATGGGGGAATACTTCATCAACGATATTGAGATTGACCGAAACCGAAACACTACCACGCTTGAACTTATGGACGGTATGTTTAAGCTCAATCGTGAGTACGTGACGGACTTGCATTTCCCAGCTGAAGTACGAGAGGTTATTCAGGAAATCTGCCTGAAAACAGGCATTGAGTTAGCGAATGACTATTTCGGAATCAGCGTGATGCGTTATCATATTGAGCAAGTTCCTGAGGGCAAGAAACTTTCCTTTAGGGATATGCTGAGCGCTATGACTCAGATGATTGGGATGTCTTGTTTCTTCAACAGAGAAGGCAAGATGGAAATCCGTGATTTGACTGAGTCCAATATCACGATCAACGCTGACAGTTACTTCTTGCATGGCTTGACCAAGAGTGAGATTGAGTATCAGATAGCTGGTATCACTTGTAAGACGGACAAGAAGTCTCTGACAGTCGGTATGAAGACAGGTCGGTCTTTGGAACTGGACAATGTCTTTATGACTCAGAGCGCTTTAAATGACTTGTATTACAAACTGAAAAACCTAACTTACTATCCGTATAATCTCAACTACCAAGGACATTTGTTACTTGAGGTTGGGCAGTGGGTAACCATTCAGACCAACAAGAAAGAGACTTTTAAAGTTCCTGTCTTAAGTCAGAGCTTTATCTTTAAAGGTGGTCTGAGAGGTCGTATCAGCGCAGATAGTAAAGCTGGAAATGATACTCAGTATTCTTACGAGGGAACGATTACCAAGCAGATAAAGCAACAAGATGGCGTTGAAGCAAAAATCCAAGCGCAGATTGAAGCAGCAGATAAAGATTTTGACCAAAAGGTCGACAAAATCAAAAAAGACTTTAACGATCAAGTAGAACTGACCAAAGCCAGAGCTGAAGAAGTCAAGAGAGAACTGTCTGACACTATCAATCAG